AAAAAAAAACAAGTATTATGACATTATTTCAATCGACATCAGGAAGACAAAACATTTTAGTAGCAGTAGACTTAGACAATGAAAACGTAGAATCAAATCTATGGTCTTGGTTAGAAGAAAAACACAACCAAATTTTTTGGGATATCGAAATGCACGAAGGTGGTAAAATTAGAATTCAACAAGACGAAATTATCTTTTCTGGAGATAATGGGATCTTTGTATTTGAAGCAGTAGAAATAGAAACAGTTTAAAAAAAAATTATGAATCCAAAAATCGTAGCCTTATTGGCAAAGCAAGAAGTACAATGGGAAGCAAAATTCGGTAGAATTATATCGTTAGCAGCAGCCACAACTAAGATAACTGAAAAATTAACGAAACTCCAAAAGGAGGACAACTTTAAATATTAGCAAGATGGGAACAAAGAAAGACATTAAAATTTGGTTAGAAGATAATAATCTTAGCCTAGACAAAGAAGAAAGACAAGACTTAAAAGACTACCTAGAAGATGAAGATGATTTTGAAATGACAATTGATGGTATGGACTTTAGATTTATTAACGATCTTGTTATAGAAGACATCCATTCAGCAATGGTTGAAGAAATGATTAATGATGAATACAGAATACCTGATTGGATTGTAGTAAACTACGAAGCAACAGCAGAAGACATCAGAATATCAGATGGTTATGGTGGAATGTTTGCTCACTATGATGGGGAGGAACTTGAAGGATGTTTTGGAGGTTTAACCTATTCTATTTTCAGGATCAATTAATTTTTCGTATATTTATATGAACAAAAAAACTAAGACAATGACTACACAAATCGACACGCTTAATGCAGAAATCAAAACGTTAGAAATCCAGTTGCAACACGCAGCACTACATTCTGACATCTTTACACAAGTTGAACTTTACAAAAAACTTGAAATCGCAAAATCAATTTTAATAAATATCCAATAATGAAAACACAAGTAAGACAGAACATTACGCAAAAGTTATCTGTAATTCAGACAACACTTAAAGCACCAAAAAAACGTACAAATTCATTTGGCAAGTATAAGTATCGTGCAGCCGAAGACATCCTCGAAGCAGTTAAACCTATGTTAGCAGAACTTCAATGTTCGTTGTTGATCAATGAAGAACTACTTTCAACCGAAGGTGGTCTACCAATAATGAAATCAATAGCAACGTTGGTGGATTCGCAAGATGCTAGTAAATCAGTATCAGCAATAGCAATTGTAGCAATTGATCTTAATTCTAAGGGTATGCAAAAACCACAGCAATTTGGTGCAGCATCTAGTTATGGTAAAAAATATGCACTCGGAAATTTATTTCTACTTGACGATACACTAGATAGTGATGCAACAAACAATCACAAGACAACTAAAAACATCGCAGTTAAAGCATCCTTTACAGAACAGCATCCACAATTCCAAAAAACAATTGAATGGTTGGCTAAAGGTGGGGATATAGCAACCAAGATGAAAACATTAACAGACAAGTACAGCATAACAAAAGAACTGCAAGAAAAGTTGACAAATCTGACAGTTAAAAACTAAAAAAGGAACGATATGACGAAAGCACAATTAACAGATTATTACGAAGCAGAGATCTGCAAACTTAAAAGAGATGCACAAAGTGTGTATGTAGGAGAAACACATTCATTGCACCAATCGGATGGAGAACTTTATGTAGAACATCCACAAGGCACAATAGTTTTTGATATAGTAAACTTGCATAGAGATCTTAGCAGTTGGGTTACTATGGTTCGCAGAGGACACGCAGAACATCAGGAATACCTGCAAGAAAGATTAGAAGATTCAATTAAAGAATGTGTATAATGGACTGGTATGATTGTTTAAACCCTCACGAACAAAAGGAGTTTGAATGCTCCGAATGTGGAACTCCAATGGACACCGACAAAGGTGTTTGTTCTGGAACTTGTTTTGAAGCAAGTATGATATAAGTAAACTATTAGGTTTACAAATATATAAAAAGGTAAACTATTAGGTTTACAAAATTGATTAAAGGGTAGTCAGAATGTGGTTGCCCTTTTTTATGTCTAGTATATTAGAATTGTAGTAAATAAAACGTTATATTAATATAAAGCCTTTTAAATGGATATTAAAATCACAGTACCCTCAAACCTATCTGAAATTAAATTAGAGCAGTATCAACGCTATATCAAAGTCCTAGCAGCAGCAGAAGAAGGGGATCAAAAGGAAACCTTCCTTAGTTTAAAAATATTAGAAATTTTTTGTAATGTTCCATACAAGGTGGCATTGCAGTTTCCAGTATCGGAAGTTAGAAGAATAGTAGGTATTGTATCAGATGTATTAAATGAAAAGGGGGATCTTGTTAGAACCTTCACAATGGGAGATACAGAATTTGGTTTTATACCTAAGTTAGATGATATGACATTCGGAGAATATATTGATCTAGATAATTTTTTAGGAGATTGGGATAAAATGCACAAGGCAATGTCGGTACTTTACAGACCAGTAGACAAGAAGAAAGAAAACTTATATTCCTTAAAAGACTACGATGGAGATACGTTTCACGAAATAATGAAGCAGATGCCTATGGATGCAGTATTCCATTCTATTGTTTTTTTTTACACTTTAGGGATCGAATTGTCGAAAACTATGACGAAGTATTTGGAGGAGGATCAGGAGATGGCTTCGACCTTAAAGCAGGGTTTAACAGAAAATGGGGATGGTATAGTTCAGTTTACCACCTCTCTGGAGGATCTGTTGAACGAATTGAAAATATCACAAAATTAAATGTACACACTTGCTTGTTGGCATTATGTTTTGACAAAGAAAAATCAGATATAGAAAGACAAGAAATGCAAAATAAAATGAATAAAAATAAATCTAGAAGATAATGTCAAACGCAGGAGCATCAGCATTTTACAGAGTTACTGAAAAACTAAAAGACTTTTTACTTGGTAGTCCAGATGTTCACACAGTTACCTATGGGGATATAACACAAGTAGACCTAAACAAACAAGATATGTTTCCATTGTCGCACATAATGGTTAATTCGGCTGTATTACAGAGAGGCACAATACAGTTCAATATTACAGTATTGGCTATGGATGTAGTATGGCAATCGAAAGATAACCCAGATGCAACAGAATTTGATATTTTAATGTATGGTCTAGATAATGAACAAGATGTCTTAAACACGCAGTTAAAGGTGGTTAATCTATTGAATCAGTCTATGGCTAGATTTGATATGAGAACGGATCTGTTTGAATTAATAGGAGATGGAACTTGTGAGCCATTTCACGACAGATTTGAAAACGATCTAGCAGGATGGGCATATACATTTGATGTATTTGTACAAAATAATATTGATGTATGTCAGGCATAAACCTAGAAAATACAAACCTAGCAATAGGTATTATTAGGGATCTAATTATTAAGGAAGCAAAGAAGAACCTAGAAAGGGGTGGTAAATATGGAAGCCACAATGCAAGTGGTAGTTTAAATGATTCATTACAACCAGTAGATACAACAGATGAAAATGGTGTAGTTACAACTGGTATAACGATGAATGTTTATGGAGAGTATTTAGACAAGGGAGTATCAGGGGTTAAGAAAAAGTACGACACAAAATACAAGTACACAACCAAGATGCCACCTGCAAAGGCACTAGATAAATGGATAGTTAGACGAGGTATAGCACCAAGAGATGAGAAAGGAAGATTTATTCCTAGAAAGTCAGTACAATGGATGATAGCAAGAGGGATCTTTTATAATGGTATAAAGCCTAGTTTGTTCTTGACAAAACCATTTGAAAAATATACTAAGAATATGAAACAAGAAATAGCATTGGCATTTGGAGAAGATCTAAAAGAATATGTAGAAATTTTATTTAAAGACAAGAAATGAGTGATATAGTTAGACCATCAAGAAGTCCGTTTTATTGGAGAGTACAACCATCAGTTCCACTTAGCACAGTAGCAAGTACAACTACACAAGTTTTTATTTGGAATGGTTTAGAAGCCAATATTCCTGCAACTCCAAAATACACTTTTGTAAAGACACCATTAGGAGGATCAAACCTTATAGTTTTAGATTTAGCACAATTGGTAAATGATTATCTAGAAGTTACTTACGATGGTACATATTCGACAGATTGTTATTATTTATTTGCAAGTACTATTTTCTATGATGCAGCAAATGTACAAATAGGATCAGTAGTTGAATTGCCAGAGAATTATGTATTTTCAAAAGGATTTGGATTTTTTAATAATGGAGTTAATCCTAAATTTAAAACAGAATCACAACCATCTAATGTTGATCCATATGTTCCTGCTGCTTATGCTCATTCTAATCAGCCAATTTTTAGAGGAAATGCTAGTACAATAACACCACCTTACGGAAGTTGGTCAGAAATGTTTGTTCCAGAATCAGAGCCAATACAGTTTCCTGCTATTGTAGGATCAGGTGACAGTATATATGTTAAGTTTTACAATGGAGTAATTCCAGATTCAAATACAGAATTTAAACAAGTAATTCTTTCAAACGATGGTACAAGTTCAGACCAGTATATTCAATATGCAGATAATATACCATTAACAACACAGCCATATTTTGATCCGAAAACACAAAAACAATGGGATGATTTAGTAGAAGATACTTGGGATTCAACACCACCACCAGTTATAGAAAACAAAGCACCAGTTGGTAATACTAATCAAAGGGATGAATTCTGGTGTCCAGAAAATAAACAAGCAACAACTTGGATGTCATATAGGGTATTACTAGGTCTAGGTGTAACAAAATACATTAAGGTTAATTATATACCTAAAGATAAGTTTATGCCTTACAAGGTAACTTTTATTAACTCATTTGGTGTGTTAGAAGACTTATGGTTTACTGGATCAGATAAGTCAGAGATCACAGTTAATGGAGATACATTCAAAAGAAATTTGTTAAACATACCTACAAGTGAGGCAGGATCAGATCCTAGTTATAATGTAGATGCACATCAATATGTAACATTTGGAGAGCAAGGAAGAAAATCTTATACTTTAAATACTGGTTTTATTCCAGAAGAATTTAATTCTACAATGACAGAATTAATGTTAAGTCAAAAGATATGGATAACAAAATGGCGAACCCAATATCAGAGAGATAATCCAACATTATTTGATAGTAAAATAGAAATAGAACCAGTAGTTTTAAAGTCAAAGCAGTTAGCATACAAAACTCACGTTAACGAAAAGGTAATAAATTACACAGTACAATTTCAGTCAGCACACGATGAAGTAAATCAAGTAAGATAATGGCACAGCAATTAGTTTTATACATACGAAGTCAATTCAACAATGCAGACACACTTACTAAGGTGGATATGTATAAGGATGAGAAAGTTTCTTTGACTATGACATTGCAAGATATTAGGGATATTGAAAAAGTAAGAACAGACTTTACACAACCCTTTACGTTACCTGCATCGGACATAAATAACAGACTATTTCAGCATTGGTATAATCCAGACATAGATGGGTACAATTCAAACTTTCGTAGTCCTGCTGTATTAGAACTTAACTACCTTCCGTTTAGAAATGGATTCATTACTCTTAATTCTGTAAAGATGAAAGATGGAAACCCTGAATTTTATAACATTACTTTTTTAGGAGAAACAGTAGATTTGAAGAATGTAATTTCAGAAGATCAACTAGATCAATTAACTTGGTTAAATTCGGCAGGATTTCTATTCACTAATAATAATAGTTCAGCAAGGCAAGGAATGAATATTGGATTAGATAAAACAGTAGATGGTGTTCTTTATGAAGATGCTTTTATATATCCTTTGGTTAGTCACTCAGTAGCATTTAATTATGTATCAAGTCCTAGTGGAAGTGTTACGAATTACACAAATTTATGGTCAAATAGTAGTCAGAATAAAAGTGGTGTTTATTACAATGATTTGAAACCTGCAATTAAGGTAGATTTAATCTTAAAGGCTATTGAAGAAACTTATGGTTTAAAGTTTAGTAATGATTTCTTTTTTACAGCAGCCACAGAAAATCTATATTTATGGATGGCAAGAAATAAGGGATTTATGCAAGGTGGTGGTAGATTAGATACAGCATATAAAAATTCTACTTGTACTAATGTATTATCAAACTCTTGTGATTACTTTGCAGCAGTATATAATCCATCGTATGGATCTTGTCAGTACTATGGAATACCATCATTTGAAATTCAAGTACAAGGATTAACAGTAGCAATTAATTTAGGAACAGATTATGAAATACCAGATACAAATGCTAGACGATGGAGAACTACTTGGGTAATAACACCTACATCAGCAGCAGCAAATTTTGCTTATGATTGGCAGATATTTGATAGCCAAAATAATATTGTTATGTCCTCACAAGTTGGAGCAATTGGAACAAATACAATAGTTATTAAAAGAGGTAATGCAGCAGGAGGAAATTTTAATATTCAGCAATCTGAATTAGTAGGAAATTATTATGATGCAGCATATTCGTTAAGAGTTCAAAGTGCAGAAGCATTTGAGTTTGATTTGGAAATGAAAATGGAAGCACAAGTTACACTTGCACAATATTTACCAACTGGACTATATGAATGTGAGCCTTATGTAACACCTTTTACTTTTGAAGCAGATTATGTAGCAAACGCAGGAACTTTTATTTTAGAAGTTGATGTAGTGCCAACGGAACAATTACCAGAAATAAAAACATTAGATTTCTTAACTGGATTATTTAAGACTTATAATTTAACAGCATTTTTTGAGAATGGAGAAATAGTAGTTAAACCTTTAGATGAATTTTATGCTGCAAGTACTAAGACTTGGGATTTAACAAAATTGGTACATTCTGACAAGCATTCAGTAGATGAAGCATTACCATTTAGTGAGGTAAATTTTCTTTATGCACAGCCTAAGTCAATTATAGCACAGAAATTTGAGCAGATAAACAATCGTAGATATGGAGAATTAAGGTATGTAGCAGATGCATCTAAACAAGGAACTTATAAAATACAAAGTCCGTTTGAGCATATGGTTTACGAAAGAATGGTTGATAGAACTGATGGAGCATTAACCACATTGCAACAAGGTACATTTTTAGATGACAACTTAAACTCATCGTTTGGTAAGCCTTTACTATTTTATGGGGTTTATAATGATGATACTAATAACACTCCAATAAATTGGGTAGATGGTATTAGACCACAAGATGTAAAAGAAGAACCATTTGCAGGAAATAGACAACCATTTAACAGATATTGGACAGTTAGTAATTCAAACAGTTTAGGATCTCCGACAGTAGCACCAACTATTTCTTTGAACTTTGGATCAGAAATTAACACTTGGAGTTTGACAGATTATGGAGGTAATAACAACAGTTTATTCCAGAATTATTATCAGAATTATATTACTAGGGTATTTGATTCTAGAAATAGATTGTTTAAATATCAGGTAAAATTACCTTTAGATTTTTTATTAAATTTCTCATTAGCAGATAAAATAAAGATCGGTAATAGGGAGTTTTCAATTAACAAAATTACAGCAGACCTTACAACTGGAGAAAGTACAATGGAATTATTAAATATATTTTAAGATGCTTAAAAACATACTAGACTTATTGCCCTTAATCAAGCACACAGATTCTCTAACGATTCAAATTGCAAAAGGTAAATACAAATACCCTGACAAATTAAAAGACCTTAAAACAGCCTTAAAAACGCTTAAAGAAAAATAGATTATGCCAACTACTGAAACGATAAAATTACAAGCAGATGTTACCGATGCTCTAAAAGGCATTGATAAAATGACTAAAGCCATAGGAGATCTTGAAAAGGCACAAGCAGAACAAACTAAAACACATCAAGAAGAACTTAAAAAAGCAACGAAGGCAGCAGAAGATAGTGCAAAATCTACTAGTATGTTGGCTAAAGGTTTCAAGGGTGTAGGTCTTGCAATGAAAGCAGCAGGAATTGGTATTGTTTTAGCAATTGTAAACAAATTGTCAGAAGCATTAATGAAAAACCAACAAGTAGCAGATACAGTAGAAACAGTATTCGCTGCAATTGGAATTGTATTCAAGGAGGTTTCAGATACACTAATAAGTGTGTTTAAATCCGTTAGTGATGCGACTGGAGGATTTGATGCTTTACAGAAGGTTATAGGTGGTCTTTTGACTATTGCTATCACTCCATTAAAGATGGGGTTTTATGCTATTAAATTAGCACTTGAAACAGCACAATTGGCTTGGGAGGAATCATTCTTTGGAGATGGAGATCCTGAAACTATTAAGAGATTGAATTCAGAAATTGAAGAAACTAAAAAATCTATGGGAGAGGTTGCAGACGAAGCAATCACAGCAGGGAAACAAGTAGCAGATAATTTTAGTGAGGCAGTTGGAGAGGTAGGATCTTTAGTAACAGCCACAGTAGATGGAGTTAGCAAGGTTATAGAAGATTTGGATATTAAGCAAACAATATCTAGAGCAAAGAATTTAGTAGAACTTAGAAAAAACTATGAAAGGGTAGCATTAGAGCAACAAAGGTTGATTGAAAAATATGATGAGGAAGCAGAGATCCAAAGACAAATTAGGGATGATGTTAGTATTTCAATAGCAGAAAGAATAGCAGCAAACAAGGAATTAGGAGAAGTTCTTAAAAGACAGATAACAGCAGAGCAGAAGGCAGCACAAGCAAACATAGACAACCTTAAACAGCAAATAAAACTAGAAGGAGAATCCGAAGAACTAAAAAATTCTTTGTATTCAGCAGAAACGGAATTGTTAGCAATTAGTGCAAAGGTAACTGGATTGAAATCGGAACAGTTAACAAACCTCAACGGATTATTGCAGGAACAAAATGATCTTGTTCAAACTGGTTTAGATGCAGAACATTTAAGAAAAGAAGCAAATGCACAAGCATTAATAGACCAAGAAACAGATCAGGCTAGAAAGTTGGAATTACAACAGCAATTCTTGGATGCAGAAAATGAACAAGCCTTAACAGACTTAGAAGCAAAGCGAGAATTATACGCATTGGGTACACAAGCAAGGGTAGATGCAGAGCAGGAATATAAAGATAAGATAAATGAACTTGAAATAACACAAGCAGAATTAGATACAGCAAGAGTAGAACAAATACAAGCAGATGAAGAAGCAAAACGAAATGCAAAATTACAATCGTTAGATACTTTAGAACAGATATTTGGAGCAGAAAGTGCAATGGGTAAAGCAGCGTTAATTGCTAAACAGTTAATGGCAGCACAAGAATTATTAATAGATTTAGGTGCAATAAAATCTAAGGCAAGTAAAGCAATAGCAGAAGCAGGATTAGAAGGAGCAAAAAGTGGAACAGCAGTTGCAGGTGGTCTTGCTAAAACATTATCGTTAGGGTTTCCTGCAGCAATTCCTGCTTTGATAGGATATGCAGGTACAGCAGTTGGGATCGTTTCTGGAGTAATGGGAGCAATTAAGAAAACAAAATCAGTAGCAGGATCAATAGGTGGTACTGGTGGTGGTGGTAGTGGATCGATTGCTGCTCCTGCACCTCCTCAACCTATAAGTCCATCATTTAATGTAGTTGGTAATTCAGAAACCAATCAATTAGCAGATGTTCTAGGAGATAGTAATGACACTCCAGTTCAGGCATATGTAGTAGCAGGAAATGTTACAACAGCACAGAGTTTAGAAAGAAATGTAATAGAAACCACAAGTTTGTAAATTAAAACGTTATATAAAAAATACATTATGAGTTTAGATATAGTTGAATTGTTTTTAGATGAAGAAGATTTTGATACTGGAATTGATGCTATTAGTATAGTAGAAAGTCCTGCAATCGAAGAAGATTTTATTGCTTTGAAAAGCAAGGAATATAAATTTCAAACAATAGATCAAGAAAAGAAGATATTGTTAGGACCATTGTTAATTCCAAATAAGCCTATTTACAGAAAGGATGAGGATGGAAGTGAATACTATATATACTTTAGCAGAGATACTGTCAACAAAGCAGCACAAATGTATTTAAAAACTGGTAAGCAGGGTAACTCAACACTAGAACACGATCAAAAGATATTCGGATTAACACTTGTAGAAAGTTGGATGGTTGAAGATCCTGCAATGGATAAGTCAAAGTTATATGGAATGGATGTTCCTTTAGGTACTTGGATGGGATCTGTTAAGGTAGATAATGAAGATATTTGGCAAGATTATGTTAAGACTGGAAAAGTTAAGGGATTTTCAATAGAAGGATTTTTCGCAGATAAGGCTAAGAATACAAACCCAAATAACTTACAAACTTTAGCAGCAGATGATGTTAGGGAAAATGAAGATTGTCCTGATGGTTTTGAACATAGGATGCCAGATGGAACTTTTATGTGTGGTAAAATTCACGATAAAGAAGAAGTTGCTTTGGCTACATTAGAAGAATTATTTAGAAAGATAAATGAATTCAAATTTAAAAAGCCTTGTTGGGATGGATATGAAATGATAGGTAGTAAAAAACTAAATGGTAAAGATGTACCCAATTGTGTGCCAATTAAAAGAAAATAATGGGAAAGAATAATCCAAATGCAAACCCTATTTGGGGGATCACAAGAAGAAAACCATCTTGCTTATGTACAGATGGACAAACATATTCTAACGAATGTTGTGAGGGATATTTATGGAATCAGGGGATCAGTAGAACACAAGGTACAGATTCAAGTTTACAAAACCTATTGACAACAGAAAACCCAGTAGAGCAAGGAATATCGCCAGTATTCATTCTAGGCACAACAACATCAGGAGAAGTATTTAAAATAATTTGGACTTAATATAAAACGAAATGAGTAACAGAACAATCACAGAATTACCAGAAGTAACAACAGTAACAGCAACGGATGTAATTCCTATCGTACAGAATAATGTTACAAGTAAAATTTTAGCAAGTAAGTTTGAAGAAAAAACGAATATTTTAGTTTCATCTTTTAACTATAACGACCAACCTTTTACAGTAGTAAATAACGAATGGCAAAAAATTACCTATTCAACAATTGAACAATCTGGTGGAGGTGTTACAATCAAAACAAATGGAGACGTTCAGATTACTGAATTTGGAGTTTATACTGCAAGAGTTCAATTAACAGCAGCAAGACAAGGTGGTGGAGGAGATGGAGGAAATTGTGTAATAGGGTTTAAAGCAGACCAAGATGGAATAGTTTTGGGAGGTATCACAGCAGTAAACCTTACGAACTTTGCATCAATACAACCAATAGAATTAAATGTTAAATTTGAGGTAAACTCAATAGACAGTGGTAATTTTCAAGTTTTTATGTTAAGAGATAATGACTATTCAGTAGGAGCAGGATTGACACAAGGTGGTTTATACAATTATGATATAGGTAATGTTGGGTTTAATGAGGAGAAAACTACATCGGCAACAATAATAATTTCAAAAGTAGGATAAATCCTTAAACGCACAGTTAAGGAAAGTAAACAGTTATATAGTAGAGTATTAATTAATAATAAAAATTTTTTATTTATGAACGCAGTAGATATTTTAAAGCGTTTTGATACGTTCTTGACTAGATCAGAAGTGGAAGTAAAATTAGCCACTATGAAATTAGCAAATGGAACAGTATTAGAAGCAGACGAATTTTCGGAAGGCAATTCAGTTTTTATTGTTACAGAAGACGAAAGAGTTCCGTTGCCAGTTGGCGAATATGAAATGGAAGATGGTCGTGTTCTTGTAGTAGGAGAAGTTGGTAAAATTGGCAAAGTTGGACTAGAAACAACAGAAGAAGAAGAAAAAGTCGAAGAAGAATTAGAAACAATCCCAGAAGCAGAAGAAGAAGGCTACAAGGATGGTATTGCAGACAGTAAGGAAGACATCAAAGAAGATGTTGAAGACACAGATTTAGGCTACGTTTCAAAGCAGGAATTTGAAGATGCAGTAAATGAAATCAAGGAAATGGTTTCTAAAGTTGAAGCAAGATTAAACGAAGGCAAAGAAGAAGACGATGCTTTTGTAGTAAAAGAAGAATTAACAGAAACAGTTGAGGTTAACGATTTAGAAGAAACTAAATTATTTAAACACAACCCTAACAGATCAGAAGTAAACAAAGTAAAATTCAAACTAGGATCTAATCGTTCTTTGTCCACAATGGATAAAATAATGGAAAGAATCTCAAACATTTAATTTAAAAAAAAGATGGCAAACAAGTACACAAAATTAGCACAACCACAACCAACACACGCAGCAAACACGCCAACGTATGCAGGAGAATGGGCAGGAGAGTATATTGCAGCAGCATTATTTTCTGGAGTAACATTAGACAATGGTGGGATCACTATTAAACCGAATGTTAAATTTAAACAAACAATTTCTACTTTTACAAATACAGATTCGATTCGTTCGGCATCTTGTGAGTTTGTAGACACAGCAGCAATTGAATTAGGAGAAAGAGTATTAGAACCTTTACCATTCCAACAGAATATGATTCTTTGTAAGGAGCAGTTCCAAAATGATTGGGGTGCAGTAAGTATGGGGTACTCGGCATTTGATAAACTGCCTCCTAAATTTAGTGATTTCTTAATCGCACATTCTAGTGCAGAAGTATCACAATTTATTGAAACTAAAATCTGGCAAGGTGCAGCAGGAGTTGATTCTTTCTTAGGTTTAGTTCCTTCGTTCCAAGTAGCAGGATCAGGAGTAATTGAAACTACTTTACCAATTGCTATTACAGCAGCAAATGTAATTGCTGAAATGGGAAGATTAGTAGATGATATACCAACAGCAGTTTACGGAAAAGAAGATTTACATATCTATGTATCACAGAATATTGCAAGAGCATATGTGAGAGCATTAGGTGGATTTTCTTTATTGACTGGTGGAGCTCAAGGTACAGATAATAAAGGTACTCAATGGTACGGAAATCAAAACTTAACTTTTGATGGGATCAAATTATTCGTAACAAACGGATTAGGTTCTAACGAAATGGTAGCAGCACAAAAATCTAACTTATACTTTGGAACTGGTCTATTAAATGACACAAACGTTGTAAAAGTTATAGATATGGCAGACATTGATGGATCTCAACAAGTAAGAGTTGTAATGAGATTTACAGCAGGAGTACAGTTTGGAATTGGTAGCGATATCGTTCTTTACAAAGGATAGTAATTAACCAAAATTGAAGGGGTGGGTATGCAAACGCACATCTACCTCTTTTTTTTTAAAAACACAAAAATATGGCTTGTTTATTAACAGAAGGAAGAACAGAACCTTGTAAAGATTCAGTAGGTGGCTTGACAAAAGTTTACTTTGCTGATTTTGGTACATTAGGAACTGTTACTTACGCAAACCCTTCGACATCGGCTCAAATAACTACTTTCGCAAGTGGTACAGTTTATCAATACGACTTAAAAGGTACGTCTAGTTTCGATCAGACGATTACTTCAAGTAGAGATAATGGTACTACGTTTTACGATCAGTTATTGAACCTTACTTTTCACAAATTAGATTACGAAACAAATGATCAGATTGCTTTATTGGCAGTTGCTAGACCTCATTGTATTGTTGAAGATAACAATGGTAATTTATTTGTTGCAGGATTAGAATACGGAATGGATTGTAATGGAGGAACAATTGTTACTGGTGCTGCTATGGGAGATCTTAGTGGATATACTTTAACAATGCAAGGAATGGAGAAGAAACCTGCAAACTTTACAGTAGGAGATATCACTACATTAGGTGTAGCAGTTTCTCCTAATCAAATCACAGCATAAAAGACAAATTAATCGTTTTTTATTAGAATTAAGAAGGCATCCAGTTATATGGGTGCTTTTTTTTTGGTAATAACTCACAATTACGTTAATTATTACGTTATATTAGTATGAAGATAGTAAAACCTACTGGATCAGAAGATATAAAGTTAATTTTTAGACCTAAAACACCTTTAAACACTACAATAACGCTTCAAACAAGATCTAAAAGCACAAATAAAGTTACAAATCAGTCTATAACTTGGGTTTCAGATGAAAATTATTACGTTATAACACTAACAGATGCAATAAAATCGTCTGCAAACTTAGTTAATGGTACTTATTACGAAATAACATTGTCAGATGTAGATACTTTGCTCACAAGGGAAACAATTTTTGTTACTACACAGACTATCAATCAAGAATTAAACGACAAATACAACGCTAATAAAGGCTTATACAAGCCACTTGAAAGTACAAACGAATATATAATTTTAGAATAATGGCAAAAAAGTATAAGGAAGGTAAAATAAACTTAGTAAATTTAGGTGCATATACTTCTCCAACAATTGAAGTACAGCACAATCAGGATTATGTTACTTACGGAGAAAAAAATAGTTATTTTCAGTACTTAATAGATAGATATACTGGTAGTCCGACAAACAATGCAATTATTAATGGTGTTTCACAGATGGTATTTGGTAAAGGATTGGATGCAACGGATTCTAATCAGCACCCAGATGAATATGCACAAATGGTTTCATTATTAACAGACGAATGTGTGAGGAAACTTTCGTATGATTTAAAATTAATGGGACAATGTGCTATTCAGGTTGCTTATAACAAGAATAGATCAAAAATTGCAAAAGTTGGTCATATTCCAGTTGAAACTTTGGCTATGGAAATAGCAGATCTAGATGATGGCGAAATAAAAGGTTTCTACTATTGTGCAGATTGGGAAGATGTTAAACCAAATGAAGAATTAACTAGAATTCCTGCTTGGGGAACTTCTAAAGAAAACATTGAGATCTTGTATGTTAGACCTTATGTTGCAGGACACTATTATTACAGTCCAGTAGACTATCAGGGAGGCTTACAGTACGCACAATTGGAGGAAGAAATATCTAACTACCATTTAAACAATATAATGCAGGGTTTAGCACCTAGTATGTTGATTAATTTTAACAATGGTGTGCCGAATGAGGAAGAAAGAGCAAATATTGAATCGTCTATCAAATCAAAGTTTAGTGGATCAAGTAATGCAGGTAAATTTATACTTTCATTTAACGAAAATGCAGAAACAGCCTCATCAATTACTCCAGTACAGTTGTCAGATGCTCACAACCAGTACCAGTTCCTATCAGATGAAGGAATGAAAAAGATAATGGTAGCACATAGGGTAGTAAGTCCTATGCTGTTAGGTATCAAAGATAATTCAGGATTAGGAAATAATGCAGAAGAATTAAAAACTGCAAGTACGTTAATGGACAATGTTGTTATAAGACCTATTCAGGAATTATTGTTATCAGCATTTGATGAAATACTAGCATACAACGGAATTACTTTGGATCTTTACTTCAAGACCTTACAACCTTTAGAATTTGCAGACTTAGAAAATGCACAATCTGGAGAACAGATAGAAAAAGAAACTGGAGAAAAGACAGAAGATACAACAGTAAATGATGTAGAGTTAGGAGTAAATGTAGATCTTAGTAATGAAGAATATTCGGATGTACTCTCGGAGTTAAAAGGAGAGGCAATGTCAGATGAATGGGAGGAAATAGATGATAGAGATTATTCGGAAGAAAACTTAGCAGTAGAAGATTGGGCAAATATTTGTATAGCACCTAAAAAATCATTGCTTACTAAACTTAAAAACGAAATTTACGCAAAGCCTAATGGATTTAGTTATTTAGACAGCAAGAATTACAAAGTAAGATATAGATATTTTAAAAAGTCTAGTAAACCTTCAAAATCGACTAGAGAATTTTGTTCTAATATGATGAACTTGTCAAGAGATGGTGTAGTTTATAGACTAGAAGATATTGATAGAGCATCAAGAAATGGAGTAAACAAAACTTTAGGACACAAAGGTAAAGCATTTGATTTGTTCAAGTTTAAAGGTGGGATCTATTGTAGACACGCTTGGAAGGAAGTTTTATACAGATTGAAGAAAAACACAGAACCATCGGAATACTTAAATGACTACAAAAAAACTGGATCAATTCCAAAATCATTTAAAAAATCTCCAAGAGGATCTAAGGAGGCTGCTAAAGCACCAGTTAATATGCCAAATCAAGGAGCATATCCATCAAAAAGTAAAAAGAAATAAGATATGGCAACAGCATTATTTATTAGTAGAGAGGATCTCACAAGAAACACAATTGTTGCAGGAAATGTAGACACTCAAAAGTTCGTTCAATTTATAAGGATCGCACAAGATATACACTTGCAAAACTATTTAGGAACATCATTATACCAAGCAATCCAAACAAAGATCATTAACAACGATCTAACTGGAGATTATTTGTATTTGGTAGATACATACTTAAAAGATATGTTAATTCATTACGCAATGGTTGACTACCTTCCGTTTGCTGCATATCAAATCCAGAATAGTGGAGTTTTTAAACACAGATCAGAAAATTCAGATACAGCAACACCACAAGAAGTTGATAGTCTAATTGATAGGCACAGAAACTTTGCTCAATTCTACACAAGAAGATATTTAGATTATATGTGCTATAATTCTAATCTATATCCTGAATATAATAATAACGCAGCAGATGGTATGTGGCCAGACTACACAGCAGATTTTACTGGATGGGTACTATAAAGAGAAATTCAAAACCTAAGCAACTAAATGTCAAGTTGTTGAAGGAATTTTTGATCAAAGACAATAAAGATATAGATATAAAGTTATGGGAAAGACCACTTGGAAAAAAGCGTTAATTAATTCAGCACATACCTTTATGAGTTATGTTAATGGTTGGAGGGGTTGGCAGAGTACAAATTTCAATAGTGAAAAATTAACAGCAGGTACTTGGGTTGTTCCTGAAAAAATAACACCGTTAAGTAATTCGTTTCCACAGACAGTAGTAACTGATGATGGTCAAGGAACTTCAATGGATTTCTTTTATAACCTACCTTTTGAAATAGGTTTTCAAGGTACGTTAAGACGATATAGATATCCTGAAAATAATGAACCTTATGAATCTTTAAATGACTTTCAGCAAAGTAATGGTTTAGGAAAGCCTTGTGTTAAAATAGATTATAGAAATAACATATCACAGCATTGGGGTAAAAATAGTGCAGGGATAGCAATCTCTGGTGCAGTTTCAAATTATCTTGAATATGGTACAGACATAGAAGATAAATATGATAGTGGAAATACAGTTTGGAGAAGATTAAGTGATCCTAGATTAAATTTAGCAAACCTTGATGTAAATGATATTTGTTCTGCTCAATTAGTAGAACAAAATACACAGCAACCTATTAATGGAACGTATGGTTTTGGAACACAAAAAAGTCCTTTTAGACCACAAGGTAATGGATCTCAATTTGATATGGGAGAAGCAGGATTATGGAAAGTTCCAAGAAGAAACAACAGATATGGTAGACTATTAGATTCCAAAAAATCCAACAGTAAAAGAAGGGAAACTTTTAGTTTTTATATTTGGAATGGTGCTTTAAATAAAGAATGGGTTACTGATGTAGGTTCTTATAGATCACTACCTTGTTCAGCAATTGAAGGTGGATTTGTTAATTTAAACGCTAATACTTTAAACAACGGAAAGTTGGCTTGTCAATTTCAATCCTCACTTGATGGAATTGAAGATAATTGGTCTTCTTTTGAAGATAATGTTGATACTTATTTTACAATAGATTTTATAGAAAGAAAATTTGATCAGTTTTCTCCTATAATTGGTAATTCTACTGCAAAAAAAAATTATAGAATAATAGATAATGTACAATTTGAAGATTGTCCAAATAATTACACTAGACTTTCGATATTTTTTAAACCAAATCCAGAAGAAGAAACAAGTTTTAGATATACAAGGTTCGCTTGGTACACCTCAACAATGGACACCACAGCAGAAGATGTTTATAATGGAATAAAAAACCCACCACAATTTTCAGCACCAAAACTAGCAGGACAAACTTGGAAAGACAGATATTTAATTATGTTCGGACAGCAGTTAGAGGTTAGTACAAATGTTTTTGATAGTGGAAATACAGTTTTAAATTTAGAATATGTACATAACGACTACATACCAAACAATTCAAATGCAGTTAGAAATAACAGTTTAACTCAATTAGCAATACCAAACTTTGTAGAATTATCAAATTCAGTTCCAGATACAAATGATAGGTGTGAAACAATATATTTTTCTTTATGGTTACAGAATCAAGATTCTAGACCGAATGTAGAAAATTCTGGAGGTTCTACAAATGCAGGAAGGGATTTCGCTAATATTCATCAAAGAATATATTCAGATAATTCAGGTGGTGGTACACCAACAGTAACAGACAGAAACAGACAATTTATTACATTAGGAAATGATTTTAGGAGTGACTTTGCTCAATATGATGTCTTAACTGAATTTCAAAAAAGAAATACAAGATACGTTATGTATTTGTCTGAAAACGTTAATCAAAATGCACAAGGTAATTATTTAAACCTTGAACAAATAGAAGGATTAAATTTTATATATCTAAATACTGGATTAAATAAATTTGCTTTTAATACTGGTAGTAATAAAGTCTATGTAAATGGTAAAGCATATGCAACAGACGATGATCACTTTAATGCTAAGTTTATTCAAAGAATAGAATTTTATGGTAAAAGACAAGATTATCTTTTAGAATATGGAACTTGGAAAGAAAATCAAGCAGATGATGTATTAATTCAATTAACAAAGGTATGAAAATAGGAAGTGTAACTTGGCTAAAGTATGAGTTCCCAAATTATGAGGAATTAGAATTAGCAGCAGCAACAATAAATCTAAATTCAAGTTTTGAATTGTTAGGTGGTCAAGTAATAGAAGATAATATTTATATAGTTGATGCTTTATGGTATAATAATATGCCAGAACCAGAAGGTTTTAAACCCTTTAGTATCAATCCAGACACAGATAAGTATTTAATAGAAATTAACGGATGGATTTGGAATCCAGAAACAGAATAAAATGGAGATGCAAGATATAAAATTACTGGGAATGAACGCAACTAGCCTTGCTATGAGTTTTTCTAATATAGATACAGCCTTAAAAATAGTACTTTTGTTATTATCAATAGGTTATACTATAAACAAATGGTATTTAATGAATAAAAACGATAAGAAATGATGTACAAAGATGGTTTTGGTGCAGTTTACGCAGCATCAGATTTCGGAGATGGAGTACCAATTCCAGATCTAACAGTTTATGAAGATATATTCCCAATTAGATACGGATTTAATGTTGGACCTAATGAGAAATTAGGTTGGTCAGCAAGTGGAAATAGTGGTGGCTTACAATCTAGAAAAGAGGGGTTAGTTTGGAATTTAAGTGCAAATACTTCAAATCAATTGATACAATCTCCAGACAATTTAGGAGTTGATATTGTAGATAGAATACCTCAATTATTTATTTTTAGAATAGCAAAGGTAAATCCTTTTGAATCAGATCCACAAGAAGATTATATTTTAAAGATTTTTGATGAAAATAATGTAGTAACAAATATACCTTTTATAGTTGACCAATTTTCTGATTTAGGTGGTGGAGAAGATGATGTTAAACAAATACACGTTCCAATTCCAACGTTAAGTGGTACACAAATTAGAAGAATTAAAATTGTAACAAGTACCAATGAACCTAATACAACAAATAGAATGTTAATTGAACAAATAATTATAGGATGATAAGAAGATTAAGAAATTTAGCAGATTGGCTAGAGTGCAATAAGGCAAAAGCCTATTCCAAATGGAATAAATGGCTCGACTCAAATAAATTAAAAGTTCATCATTGTAAAACTTGTATATGCGAAAAATAAGAAAGATAATAATTCATTGTTCGGCTACAAAAGAAGGACACGATATAGATGCAGCAGAAATTAAGAAATGGCACGTTGAAGGAAACGGATGGTCAGATATTGGGTATCACTATGTGATCAAATTAGATGGAACAGTAGAAGAAGGTAGACCTTTAGAACGTTCAGGCGCTCATACCTTAAACCACAATTTTGACAGCATAGGTATTTGTTATATCGGAGGATATGAAAAGAAAAAGAAGAAAGGCAAGTGGGTTAATAAAGATACTAGAACTAAACAACAAAAGGATTCGATGCAGGATCTATTGTTATGCTTAAAAGAAGATTATAAAACAGCAGTAATTTACAACCACAACCAGTTTAGTACTAAAAGTTGTCCTAACTTTGATGCTCACGAAGAATACAAGTGGATTTCTAACATTAAATAATTATGCCAATACCAAAACCTCAACCACAAGATACACAGTCGCAATTTATCTCTAAATGCCTTAACGATTCTGTTATGAAGGAAGAATATCCAACAGCACAGAGAATTGCAGTTTGTTATGATGCTTGGAATATTAGAAGAAAATGAAAAAGATACTAGAATTTTTTGGAAAGAATGTCTTTCAATCAGTAAATAATTTAATAGACACTTTATTTACAAGTGATGAAGAAAGATTAGAAGCAAAAAGAAAAATGTTTGAGATCCTGAAACAAAAGGAGAACGAACTTCAACAAATGCAGACTGATGTAATTATAGCAGAAGCAAAAGGAAATTGGTTACAGAGATCTTGGAGACCAATCTTAATGTTAGCATTCGGAGGAATAGTAGTTTATTGTAAATTTATAGCACCTTTATTTGGATTGACAGTACCAGAATTAGAAAACGAATTTTGGAATTTATTACAATTAGGAATAGGTGGATATATTATTGGTAGATCAGGAGAAAAACTTATGAAGACCTATGTTGATAAATAAATTTGTTTAAAACAAAAAACATAGTATATTGTATATATATAATATCATATACATATAATATCATATAGTTATAATATCATATATAATTAAATATATATATAGATAATATATAGATATAATATCATAAGCAAAACACGTTAAATTAATTCTAACGGACTTTTAGAACAGAAAGTATATACTTAATCATAAAATATATAAAGATTGCTTAAAACGTATTTAAAATGGAAAACAAGACAAGGTTAGAGGTAGATAAAATAGTTAATTACAAAACTTATAGTAATTTTCGCAAAATTGATAGTTTATTTGAAATAGATGCTGTTATGTACACAAATCTAGGTAAAGAATCGACAAAAACAGAAAGATCAAATGTTAAAGCCAACAGCAAATATATTTATAAACAGATAAATAGGTTAGATCCAAAATTAGGAACTTTATTACTCAAAAATTTTGAAGACTAAAAAACCTGCAAGAAAAACTTTAGTTAAAAAACTAGACACAGTATTTTCAATTTACATTAGACAAAGAAATGCTATTGATGATATAGCAGAATGTGTAACTTGTGGAAAGAAAGATCATTGGAAGAAACTTCAAAACGGACATTTTATGTCTAGAAAACATTTAAGCACAAGATGGGATGAAGATAATTGTCAAGTGCAATGTTCAGGTTGTAACGTTTTTAAATATGGAGAACAATACAAGTATTCTTTATGGTTAGAATCAAATTTGGGATCAGGATCAGCAGAAAGATTGTTACAAAAATCTAGAACAACTTTAAAAATAGCAGACTACGAATTAATTGAAATGATAGAATTTTACAAAGAAAAAAATGATTTGTATTAATTAATGTTATATATTTGGAGCAGTCAATTTGTCCTTGACTTGTTTTTTTGTTCAAAGGGGGTTATTTAATAGATAGCCTCTTTTTTTATACACAATAGTTAGTAATCCAATTATTTATTCTATCTTTACAAAAAACAAATATTAACAATAACAAAATTTTAGGACAAATGACTGGATTAGAAGATTTATTAAGAGTACGTCAATTTAGTATTGATTCGCTACAAGCAGAACTAGTAAAAGCAAACGAACAAATTAAATTCTTGGAGGCACAGTTAGATGTAGTTTCTAGAAATTTAGAACAGTATTTAACATAGTAATAACCAATAAATAATTAAACAAATGAAAGACAAGGAATTTTTAAATTTTATGTTTACGAAAACAGCAGACCTAAGTTTCGTACATAGTAAGCAATCAGTTAAATGTGCAGAAATGATCCTATGGTTACAATCTAAACAGAAATGGGCAGATGAAAACAATCAGGGATTTATTGCTTGGGATATTTTAACTCAAAAAGCAGATCCAACTAAATTGTATTCTGTATGGAATGACTATTTAAAACCTTCGGCAGAAACATCTAGTGCAGATCATATGCCAGACAGAGAGGTTAAGGCAACGGAAGATTTGCCATTCTAAAACACTAGGGCAGGTAGAAATACTTGCCTTTTTTTTCACAAATAAACAAGGACAAAATGATAATAAACTTTCAGGAGGTAGTTTCGCATCTTCAAGATATTCGTAGTGGTAAAATTAAAGAGGGCGAAGGAATTGGTGTAGAAGGAATAGATGAATACATTAGATTTAAGGAAGGTAACTTTAATGTAGTGTTAGGACACGCAAATGTAGGTAAGACAACAGTTATTTTATATTTAATGTTGTGTTATTCTAAAAAGTTAGGTAAAAGGTGGTTAATATTTTCAAGTGAAAACGAAAGCCATTCAATACTTAGAAAACTGGTAGAATTTTTAGATCTTCGACCAATTAATCAAATAAGTAATACAGACTTTGAAAAGCATTTAAAGTGGATTAACGAGCATTTCAAAATAGTAGATAATAAAACCTTATATAATTACAGAACATTGTTAGAATTCGCTAAAAATATTAAAGATGCTTGGGACTATCAAGGTTTGCTTATTGATCCTTATAATTCTTTGGTTAAAGATCCTGCAATGATGAAAGATTTAGGTGGACACGAATATGATTACCAAGCAACAACAGAGATCAGATTATTTTGTAAGGAACAGAAAGTTACAGTTTGGTTAAACACTCACGCAAATACAGCAGCACTTAGAATTAAACACCCAATAGGACACGAATATGTAGGACACCCAATACCTCCATTAGCAAGTGATGTTGAGGGAGGTGGTAAATTTGTCAATAGAGCAGATGATTTTTTAGTAATACACAGATATACGCAACACGTTTCGGATTGGACACAATCACATATACACGTTAGAAAAGTTAAGGAAGTAGAAACTGGTGGTAGACCAACTAGCATCGACAATCCTATAAGATTAAAATCAATACCGAATAATGTAGGTTTTGAAATTAATGGTAAAAAAATAATAGAAGAACCTTTAAGAGATCCTTTAAAAATGCCATTCTAATAAATGAGGCTAATAGAGTTACTTTACAAAAAACACCAAGACTGGATTAAAATGGTTCGGTCATTTGGTGGCTCTAAGGAAATTTCAGAAGATGTTGTACAGAATATGTACATTAAATTAAATGAATGGGAGAATAAAGGTAAAGCCAGTATTCTATATAGCAAAGACGAGGTAAATTATTACTTTGTTTTTAAGGTTTTACGAACTTTGTTTATTGATGAAATTAGAAAAGAAAAAAAATATGTCAATGTAGATAATGACAGAATATTTGAAATCTCAAATGAAGCAGAAATTAATGATGTAGAATTTTCGGATGAATTGTTAGAAAAATTAAACGACCTTCATTGGTACGATCAAAGAATTTTCAAAATAGTATGTCTTCAAGGGATCAGTATGTTGCAGTTGTCAGATCAAACTGGGATCTCTTATCACTCAATAAAAAGAACCATAAAAAAAGTTAAAAAAAATTTGATATGAAACTAGGAGATTTAGTATATTTTATAACAAAGTGGACTGGGATCAGGTGGATCTGGAAGAAAATTGATCCTGATTGTGGTTGTGATGCTAGACGAGATAAATGGAATAAAATAAAATTCAAAAGAAATGGATAAAGAAGATAAGATAGATTGGGAATTATTCACAGCAAGTGATTCGCCAAAACTTTCAAGCGAAGAAGTAACTATGATTGCACAACTTCACGCAAAGTATTTTAAGCATAGATTTAAAGTACCTTGTAGTTGTTCGCCAAAACGCATACAAAAATGGATCGAAGATTTAAACAAATTTTATGAATCTAACTAAAATTGAAAAGTTTGAACAAGCAGTAATCTTAATCTTAAATACTTTTGATGGTTGGAAATTGGAGCATACAAAAAGCAATGAAATATACGATGCAGTTGGATTAACTCCTAAAGGAAGAAAGTGCGTTATCGAAATGAAATTTAGAAATAAATACTACGAAGATAAAATGCTCGAGAAGAAAAAATATGATAATTTAATGAAACTTGACAATGATATAGTCAAAATATATTACGTTAGTGATCCACAAGGTACATATATGTATTGGTTAGATGGTATAAAGGATTTTAAAGAAATAAAAAAGTATTGCCCTTCTACTACACTATGGAGTAATAAAAAAGAAACTAAATCAGTTTATTTGTTGCCTGAATCAATTGCTTCTTATGTTTATAAAAAATAATTTGAAAATAATTATCAATAAATGTTGATAAACTAATAATTATGCTTATGTTTACACTTTAAAACAATTATTAATCTTAAAACAAGGACAAAATGTTAGACAAGTACAAGCAAAATTTACAAGTTATCGGAGACAAAGTTTATTCGTATAACACACACGTTGCGACTATCGCAGATGCAAAATTATTCCAATTAGGTTATTGGTCTATGACTACCCAAAAGCACATTAATTATGTAGCAAATCAGTTTGATCTAGACCTTATAAAATCGTAATTATGCAGACATTCAGAGAATTAGTTCAGGCAGCACAAGATGGTAGTTATAAACCACCAATCGTTAGTTACGACCAAAAAAAAATCGATCCATTTCGTTACGATCTAGCAGTTACTAAATTTCAGTTAGGTATTGCATCGAAGGGTATGATTCCTTATAGGGGATGGAAATTAAAACCGATCAAATCATTTTACGAATTGAAAGGTGGTTCAGCAAAAAAATGTTTCGAAAATTTTATGGAACAGTATGGCTCTTTTATATAGATATAATTTAGATCGTATGGCAATAGCAAAAGATTTAGAGTATTACGGACATATGGATGTAGCGTGTACGATAGCAAAAAAGTATTGTGATTTAAAGCCAGATAACAAGGAGTTACGATTATTGTCGGACTCCTTAATTGGCATATTCTTTTGGGGAAATATGCAAGAGCAGGATCGCAGAATTTACGACAGAGAACTTTCAGAATTTAGAGCAGATAAAAACAATGCTGTTCTTAGAGCAAGAAAGGCAGAGTTAAAAGTACAAGAGTTAGAAGAACAAATTAAAAAGTTAAAACAAATCGCAAACTTATGACACAAAAACAGATAAATAAAATCGAAGAATTAGTTAATGATCTTTATGATTTTGAATACCAAAGAATGTCGCAATCAGGAAGGGCAGTTGTAGAAGAATTAATCCAAATAATAGATATGCAATGAAAAAAAACGGAGTATTCTACTACCCACATTTGATAAACGAACAAGCATTGTATATTGGAGGACTTAGAGATACTGTTAATTTATACACAGCAGAAAAGTTTCCAAAATATGCTAGACCAAATCTAAGAGTTAGTCAATTGGGATGTAAAGCAGAAATGATAGCACAATATTTTTTCTGGTCACACAGATACAAGTACGATGCTACACAGATGCTAGGTGTAGATCCAATCAAGGATTGTGATATTAAAGTTAACGATATGAGAATTGATGTTAAGGGAATTAACGCTTACGGATCAAATGTTAGAGTAAATGAAAAGGCTCACTTAAAAGACAAGAATACAAGTCACTATTTATTTATTAGACCAGATTCGGATGATCTAGAATGTCAAATGGCAGAATGGTGGCTATTTAGTCATAAGGAGGTTTCGGATTGGGATCTAGTAGAATTAAAATTTAGCAAAGCATATCAAAAAGAAATAGTATGACATACGATATTTCATTACTCATAGCAGTATTACTTTTATTAATATTATTTAAACCAAATAAAGAATGAACACGATAAAACTATTAAACGGACAAGATTACGAAAAAGAACCATTGTTAACAAGGATGTATAACGATGAATTTTATTACGGAGAACTAAATACACTTGCTTTGTCTTCAAGTTCCTTAAAACTGCTCCTAGATAGCCCTAAGAAGTATTATGGTATAACTAAATACGGAGGCAATAAGGAATCGCAGCCAATGAGAGATGGAAGGTTACTTCACACCTTAATTTTAGAACCTGAAAAATTCGAGAACATACATTTTGTAGATGTAGTTAGTAAAAACACAAAAGCATACAAGGAAGCAGTTGAAGAATACGGAATGGTTTATACAGCCAAAGAAAAACGAGATGCTGAAAGAGTTGCTGATGCTGTTCTTAGAAACGAAAAATCACTAGAACTTTTAGGAGATGCAGAATTTGAAGTACCTGCAATTGGTTATGTTCAAGGTATGCCATTTAGAGGTAAAGCAGATATACTTGGAGCAAATATTATTTGTGATATAAAAACAACGACAGACATTAAGGCATTTCCGTATAGTGCTAAAAAATATGGATATGATGTACAAGCATATTTGTATTGTGAGTTATTTGACAAACATTTTTTGGAGTTTGTATTTCTAGTAGTAGATAAAGGAAGTCTAGATATTGGAGAGTATAGAATAAGTGAGGAATTTTACGAGGCAGGAAAAGAAAAAGTAACAAGGGCAATTGCTACCTACAAGGAGTACATCGAGGGTAAAGATTGGAATGGTACAGAGATCTCGGAAGGATTAGATAATTATTACATAAAAGGAGAGTTATAATGAGGATGCAGGAATCAATAGCCAGTAGGTTAATGGCGATCACAAAACTAGATATATTTAAACAGACTAGGGTAAGGGAATATGTAGAAGCAAGAGCATTATTAATGTTTGTTTTTTATAAGTATTTGGGAATGACAAAATCAGGTATTGCAGAATGGTTTAAAGAAAACGGAAAGCCTATGAATCACGCAACAGTAATCCATCATTTAAACGATTGGGATATGACAGTTAAATTTAATCCATCTTTATCTAGAAATTTAAACGATGTTTTAGGAGAAACTGGTCTTATGGATCAAGGTTTACAATCAAAATATATCATTGATAAAACACCATTGTTGACTGCTGAAAATATAGACGAAATTTATCTTCAAGTACGAGTTATGTATGAAGATGTTATTTACGAAATGGAACAAAACCCTATCGAAAAAGTAGATAGAAATTTAATAGCAAACTAATGAAAAAAATTCTAGTAGTTTCTCCACATATTGACGATGAAGTTTTAGGTGTAGGTGGTTATATGGCTAAAGATAATATCGAAGCAGATGTTCTGTTGGTAAATTTTACTTTAGAAAGGTTGTATGAACACAACAAAATGAAGAAGATTGTAGGAGTAAATAACACTTTTACTTTGTATGATGATAAAGATGGTAGAAATGATCTAATGCCTAGTGCAGATTTGATAGCCTATATTGATAACTTGTTAGAAGTTAATCATTATGACGAATTGTTCATACCTTATAGATCACACCATCAAGACCACCAAAAAATACACGATTGTTGTATGGCAGCAATTAGATTAAGGCAGGATGTAGTTCCAGTTCCGATGGTGGCAATGTATGAATATCCTTTCGTAAATTCAGGGATCGAGGGAGGTGCTTGGTACGTTGATATAACGGACACGATAACACAAAAAATGGAAGGATTTTTAACAAACACATCACAAATAAAACGATCTCCTGCTCCGTTAAACAAAAAAAGCATAGTTACTTTAGCAAGAATGAGGGGGATGGAATGTGGAGTAGAATATGCAGAAAAATTTTATATTGTTAGAAAAATAACGAAATGATAGTTACAGCACATCAGCCAGAATTTATGTCCTATCTAGGATATTTCGATAAGATCTGTAAAGCAGATAAGTTAGTAATATTAGATTCTGTTGCATATAGAAAAAACTACTTTCAAAATAGAAATCAAATTTTAGGCAAAGATGGTCAGAAGTGGATCACAATTCCAGTAGAAAAATATAGTTTAGGCACTCCAATTAATAAAATAAAAATAAGAAATGATCTTAACTGGAAAAGTAAAATGATTAAGACAATCAAACAAGCATACAGTAAGGCAAAATTTTTTGACCAGTTTTATCCAGATTTAGAGAAGTTGCTGATTAGTGAAGATGATCACTTAAAGACATACAATTTGAGGATTTTAGATTTTTACCTAAATGCTTTAGATATAAAAGTTGAACAGATAATGTCAAGCAGTTTGGATCTTCAACACTCTAAAGATGAAATGGTGTTAGAATTATGTATGAAGACAAATGCAAAAGTTTACATAGCAGGAATTTCAGGAAAGGATTACTTAAACGAAACAGAATTTGAAAGAAACGGAATACAAATATACCATCACGAATATGTGCAGCAAGAATACAAGCAATACTCTACTAACTTTGTAGGGTATATGTCAGTACTAGATGGTTTAATGCACGAAGGTTCAAGTATTAAAAATAAATTAAATAAACATATATGAAAGTAGTAAATTATCGAGTAACAGATCTTAAAAGAGCAGAATACAATCCTCGTCAACTAAAGAAAGAGCAATACTTTCAAATAAAGGACAGCATAGAAAGATTCGGATTTGCAGAACCAATAGTGATCAATACTCACAAAGGCAGAGAAGGTGTAATTATTGGAGGACACCAAAGGTTTAGAATAGCAAAAGACTTAGGGTTTAAAGAGATCCCTTGTGTTGAATTGGATCTTGAATTAGAAAGAGAGAAAGAATTAAATGTAAGGCTAAATAAAAATACTGGGGAGTTTGATTTCGATATGTTGGCAAATCATTTCGATAAGGAATTTCTGTTAGATGTAGGATTTAAGGAGGCAGAATTAGGAATGTTCTTGGATGAATTCGAGGAAGAATTTCAAAAGTACGATGATAGTAATGCAGAGATGCCAGTTATACCAAAGTTTAGCGAAAAATATTCTTGTGTAATTATTACAAGTGACAATGATATAGACACAACCTATTTAGAAACTGTTTTGGAGATCGGAAAGGCACAGTCTTATAAAAATTCGCATATGGGCAAAGCAATGGTTATTAATGTTAAAGACTTTCAGAAATTATGGGCATCAAAATAGAAGTTATAATTCCATCACATAAAAGGGCAGGTAGAGTACCAACATTGAAGGCAATAGATAATGCTAAGATTTGTGTACCAAACTCTCAAAAGGAAGAATATGAAACAGCACACCCTGATGTAGAAATAATCGGACATCCTGATGAAGTTGTTGGATTAACAGCAAAGCGACAATGGATCTATGAACAGTACCCTAATGTACTAATGGTAGATGATGATATTAAATCATTCTTTAGGTTATACACAGAAGTAGGAGAGGATGCTAAAATGTTACCAGACGAAGCATATGAAATGGTACAATGGTTAGGTAATGTAGCAAAAATAATGGGATGTTATTTGTTCGGATTAAATAAGAACCCTAGTCCTGCACAATATCAAGAACACACTCCAATCAAACGAACTGGTTATGTTGGTGGAACTATTGGTATGTTGGAGGGATCTAAACTATATTACGATACCGATATGCAAGTAGTAGAAGACTACCAAATTTGTGCGTTAAATGCCTACCATCACAGACATTGCTTTATAGATACAAGATTTGCAGTAGTTGGAACAGATACCTTTGGAAATGTAGGTGGTTGTGCATCTTACAGAACGAAAGAAGTAGAAAAAAATGACACACTCCAGTTAAGAAAAAAATATGGAGAAATTATTAATCTTAAAAAAGATACAGTACTTGCAACAAGAAAGCACGAATATATGAGAACTTTAAAAATTCCTTTTTGATATTTCAATATAAAATTGTACATTTGTGTAAACTTTAAAACAAAAGACAAAATGGCAAATGATTTTCAAATGTTAACCAAAAAAGGTTACGATTTTTTCGAGGTATCTTCATCTTTTCAAAAATCAATTCGTAGGTGTATGGAAGAAGAATCCTTATACTGGGCGATTGAATTATGGAACTCAAACTACAAAGAGTATGTTTGGAAACGGATGTTGATCATTGCATCGGAAGATGTAGGTTTAGCAGAACCACAGATGGCAGGGCAGATCTTCTCGCTTTACCAAATCTACACACAACTTGCAAAGAAAAAAGACAAACACAGTCCTGAAAAACTACACTTTACCCAAGCAGTAGTTATGTTGGCTAGGTGTAAAAAATCAAGATACATCGATATGATCTTGTGTGAAAAATTTATGAATCACGACAAAAATCATTTGGAAGTACCTGAATTCGCATACGATATGCACACTAGAAAGGGTAGAAAAATGGGCAGAGGTGGTAGAAAAGGTATTGTACATTTCTATGAATCTTCGGCATTAATTAATAACAATGGAAACGTTCAAGGAGAGGCAGAATTACTAGATAGGGTTATGTTGACAGAAATGGATGAATTCAAACCAAAAGTACCAAAAAATTTATTCGATGAAGATGGAAATTAATCAGCAACCAAGAACAGCAGAAAAAAAACAATTGTTTATAGATAATTTTATGAGCAGTCTGGCTAATATTTCTGTTTGTTGCAAGAAAGTAGGAATTAGTAGGCAAACATTTTATCAATGGGGAAGGGATGATGAAAATTTCAAAACAGAGGTTCAGAATGTTCAAGAAGAATTGTTAGATTTTGCAGAAACTGTATTGTTTAAGAAAGTAAGGGAGGGATCGACAGCAGAGTTGATCTTCTTCCTGAAAACGAAAGGTAAATCGAGAGGATATATTGAACGACAAGAAATAACATCCACCGAAGGAACTCCATTATTTGAGGTAAAAATTATAGATAACACTCTTGATATAAAACACATTGAAGAAGGAAGTACTAACGAATAAAGTCTTTAGAACACTTACAGATGATGATAATAAAATAATCATTCATCAGGGAGGTACAAGGTCAGGTAAGACCTACAATATCTTGCTGTATATTATTTTTTACTATTGTAAATTTAACTCGAAGAAAACTGTAACGATTGTTAGAAAATCCTTTCCTGCTGTTAGAGGTACTGTTATGCGTGACTTTTTTAGCATCTTAGGGGATCACAATTTGTATAATGAAGATTTTCATCAGAAGTCAGAAAATACTTACAACTTGAATGATAACCTAATAGAATTTATTTCTTTGGATCAGCCTCAAAAAATTAGAGGAAGAAAGAGAGATTTGCTGTTTATAAACGAAGCAAACGAATTAAACTTTGAAGATTGGCAGCAATTAATATTCAGGACAAACGAAAAAGCAATAATGGATTTTAATCCTTCGGAGGAATTTCATTGGATCTATGATAAGGTAATGCCAAGAGAGGATGCAAGTTTTTATCAAACAACCTATTTAGATAATCCTTTTTTGTCAGAAACTATTGTAGAAGAAATCGAACGATTAAAACACACCGATGAAAACTACTGGAGGATCTATGGTTTGGGAGAAAGAGGACAAAGCAGAAGTCTAATCTTTGACCATCAAACTTGTAGCCACATTCCAGACAATGCTAAGTTTCTATGTTTTGGACTAGATTTTGGTTTCTCAAATGATCCTACCGCTATGGTGCAGGTTTTTATTCAGGATGAATCATTATACATCAAAGAATTAATCTTTAGAACTGGTATGACAAATCAAGATATTGGTAAGGAATTCGAAAAACTAGGCTTAGATCGGAGAGATCCAGTTTGGTGTGATAGTGCAGAACCGAAATCAGTTGAAGAAATTCATAGAATGGGATGGAATACCAAATCGACCAAGAAGGGAGAAATAAATCTAGGTATTGATATGCTTAGAAGGTATAAACTTTATGTCTTAGAAACCAGTACAAATGTGATCAAAGAGATGAGAAACTACAAGTATGTAGAAGACAAGAATGGATCGTTAACAAATAAGCCAGAAGATAAGAATAATCATTCGCTAGATGCCCTTCGCTATGGAATTGTAATGTCATTAAGCCGACCTAACTACGGAAAATACGCAGTCAGATAAAAATAATTATTAATAAATGTTGATAACTCAATAATCATTTGTACGTTTACATCATAACAAACAAACATATATAATGAAAAACGTTAATAAGGAATTAAAATTCGGTCAATCACACACAAAATCAGAGATCTTGGTTAAAATTTCGAACACAAAATCTAAAATTTCTGAATTGCAGGAGGTATTTAATTCAAATCCTTGTAAAAAAACTGCGACACCTTTATCAAATCAAAAACAATTTTTAGAATTCTTGAAATGTGCTATTTGGTTTACATCGGAGGAAATTGCAGAACGAAAAATCAAGGATCAAAAATTTTATAGTGAGTTAGTACAATTCACAATCGATCTTAAATCTGAACGTTTATCACATTTTTAATCTTAAAAAAAAA